TTTATATTCTGCAACACTTCTTTTACCTTTAAATACCCTTGTCATTGCAGCATCCGTTGCCATATTTGCTGCAACTGAAAGTCCAAATCCTTTTAGACCAGAAACGTTTTTACCAAAGTTTTTAGGTTCTTTTACATGTTTCCAAATCTTAAGTAAGTCTTTACCAGCTTTTGGAAGTACTTGTTTTTTGGTGTACTTACCAGCCTTCTTAAGAGCGTCATTTCCTTTAGAAGCCCATTTCTGTAATTTAGTTGTTGGCTTTTTAGCTTTGTACTTTTTAAGGGAGTCTTGATATGGTTTGACTTTAGCCTTAGTATCCTTAATAAATTGCTTACCTCGTTTTACTCCTGCTCCAGCTACTTTCTTTGAGGTATTTGCTGCTGTCTTTAAACCTTTTTGAATCTGTAATTTCTGCTTAGGAGTAAGTACAGGTTTGTTAACTACTTTCTTAGCAGCTTTCTTAGGAGTATTAATAACTTTTTTCTTAACAGTATCTGGTTTAACTGGGGTTTTCTTAACTGGGGTTTTCTTAACTGGTGGTTTCTTAGTTGCTGAAGTTGGTTTTTTCTTAGCTAGATCTTTGACTGTTTTAGGAGCTGTCTTTTTAACAGCAGGCTTCTTTTGCTTGTCAATATTCTTCTTAGTAGAAGTTATTTTATTAGCTTTTGCTTTAGCTGCTTTTTGATCCTTTAGCCACTTTGCTAAATCTTTCCTAAAACTAGCGTGTCCTTCAGCACCTGTTGGGTATTTACCTCTATTAGGTCGTGCCATTTTAATTAATGTGTTGATGAATAATTAGCTCTCGCATTGGCTGAAATCCAAATGCCTTTCGCATCCATCCGAGCCAATGACTACTACCTTTGTCCGCATTGCATTGCCTGCACGCACAGACAACATTTGTTGTAAGATCTTGTCCTCCTTTGCTACGAGGTTTGACATGATCGAGTGTAAGTTCTTTAAATTCATAAGATTTTCCGCAATAAACACATGTACAGTCGAAGTGCTCTTTTACAGCTCTTCTCCAGAGCCTTTTAGAATCTGAACTTGTCATGGTTATTAAGTTATGTAAGTAATGTTTTGGACTAGGTAGTAGAGGGGTCATTTACGTATTTTGAGTCGGCTTTTTCTGTTCTCTGATGGACTTTGGAGTCGTCCCTTGGTATTACTCCCCTTATAGTGAGCAGCGTCTTTGCCATCACCATTTCCATAGGTACCAAGTTTGTGATTAAGTCGATTTGCGTTAACACGTATTTTTAATCCCTTATTTGTTTTGTTGTATTTTTTTTGTTGTTTGAGACGTTTTTTTCTAGCCTCTGGGTTGGATCGGTAGTATTCAGCTGTTCCTGCCATATAGCTTCGCCTGTACTAATTCGGGATCAACAGTTGGCATAACCTTAGATAGTTTCTCTAGAGGGTTTCCGTTATAAGCAACGCCATTAATATCATTAGCTTTAAGCCAATCACAAGCTGCTTTTAAGTCTTGGGTAGTAGCCTCGCCTGTTTTAATGCGAGCGAGAAACTCTTTCGTAACTAAGTTATGCAACTCGTTGAATTGATCTTCGGTTGCTTTCTTTTTCATTTATTCGATGCCTAAACCTTTTTTGACGATTCTTAAAGCAGTATCATCTAGTTCGTTATCTGTAGATTCAACTAATTTTTCAAGTAGTTCCACTACAAATTTCTTAAACTTCTCACTTTTTAAAGAAGTTAAAACGATTGGTTTTATTAGTGCTAACATTTTCGTTTGGTAATAATGATTGAATAGGTACTACATCAGAGCAAAGGTGATAGACCCTTGATCCAGGCAGTAGAGTGAAGCCTTTTTGCTGTAACTCTGCACATTTGAGTGCACGTACAAGCTCGAAATCTAATTGCATTTTTTCTTCCTGACGTTTAGCGATGGCTTTACATTGTCGTAAACCTTCTCTATCTAGAGGGACCATGAAGTTAATTTGGAAACCCCAGTTCTCATTTAATTGATAACTAGAAGGATATAAATCTCTTGTATCTTCATCCGCTGAATATGGATTAGTATGATTGCCCATATAGAAAGGGCTAAACGTCATTGTTGATCCATTACACGAGATCCCTTGCGAATACTGCTGTCTCGAGGAAGCGCCATTGTTCTGAAATTGCACTGCCTGATTGGTCACGTTGCCAGTGGCTGCGGCGACAGGGTTACTATTGTTATTGGTATCTCCTTCAGCAAACGCTGGGCTTACTGTGAGAAGACAGAGAGCGAAGTAGTAGTAGAGTTTATTGTGAAATTTCGGGTGTAATCTCTTTGCTCTACTAACCCTGCTGCTCTTGTTGTTGTTTCTAAACTCCATGGGTTGGCTGCGTTAGTCACAGAAAATGTCGTTCCGCTTGTCGTTATATCTGCTGACGGAGTTATATTTGTCCCAGACCACGTATTGACAGCCGATCCAAAAACTTGGACTTGCTCTGTCTCCACGATAGTTTGAGTTGTAGTGGTGGTACTATTCATACTCCCTGTTGTGAACTGGGGAGTGACAGTATTGGCTCTAGCTATGCTGGGTGATAACAGAGCTAAAAGCAGAATTAATTTCTTCATGCTTTTGGTTTGTCTTTATGTGCCATAGGACATTCGATGGATTTACCTCCACTGTTCTTACCAGTAGTCAAGCCGAAGGTGGCGAGTGCTCCAGTAAATACGCTGGCGACAAAAGTTATATCTGAGTTACCAGACTTCTTAACCATTGGTATATCAACGTAGTTCATTGTAATGATGAAGCCTGACCACACCACTACGCCCAGTCTGACAAAAGTACCAAGTACTTCTATTTGATGCTCCTTATCTTCTGCGACATCTTTTAATTTGCCGAGGAGTCCTTTCTGTTTTTCTTCTTGCGGTTTTCCTTCCATTTATTAATTTTTCCTTGTAAGAATTTTTGTATCTTCTTCTTTATATTCTCTATAATTGGTTGAGTAAAAGTTGTTGCTGCAACTGCGGTTACAGCTGCAACGGTTGTAGTAACTAATACTTCCGTTGATGGAATAGGAATAGGTGGTAAAAGAGGTAGATCTAAAGTAGGAGGTGGAAGTGGCTCATTTGTTTCTACAGGTTTTGTACCTTCAGGTCGTCTAAGATCACTAGGAGGAACTACTAAAGGTATATAACTTGGAACATCAGCTGTAGGTAAAGGTATAGATATTGTCTCTATCTTCTCTATGTTTGGTAATACTATGTTCTTCCATGTAGGTGTTGTCATTAGTATATCTGTATGTATTATTCCATTCGTCCTTTGGAGGAAGTTCTTTTGGTCTAGGTCTCCAATGATGAATAACTCCAGAAATAATAAAACAATTCGTAATTACTGTAAGTAAAGTAAAGGCTCTACGTAAGTCTTTTTTTACTAAATCACGATTGATCGGTGGTATCTTCGGTATGTTCATCTTGCCTGTCTTGGATAACAGCTTGTATAGCTATTATTCTTTCTTTACAGTTCTTTTGAACTTCTACAGCTTCGTTATGTTGTTTAACTAGTTCTTGTAGTGTTTCTTTTAATTCCTCTGTGGATGGTTTAGTCATAATTAATTAAGTTTTGTCTGCTTCTACTTTCTTTTTCCAAGCGTCTTTTACTGCATCTGTCCAAACTGCATCACATATAGCTTTAACCTCTGCTGGTTCTTTGCTGACGTCTGCATCTGGATTTAAAACATATCTTTCAAAAGATCTTGTAAGTTCTTTGCCATCTTTTTTAATGACTGTTGCTTTGCGGACTTGTACGTTTTTATATTGACCGACAACTTCTATCTTGTCGTATTCGATTGATTCGCTTAATGCCATTAGGGTATATCTCCGATATAAACAGGTTTATGGCTTAGTTTTGAGACGTAGCTCGGTCTAGGTTGCAGCAAGATACATAGCCGTGCCAATCATTCTTGTTCCACTCAGTTCATCGTTTCTTAAATGCTTATCACCACTACTACCTGAACTTGAGTTATCCATGAAAGCACATTTGCTACCAGTATCAACATGACATACGATACCATTTGCACTATCTTTATCTGTCCAACCAACAACTCCTGATCCATATGCAGTAGCAAGATTAAACGGAAGACCGCCTAATGATGAATTACTACTATTACTATTAGACGCATAAGTTACATCAAATTGAATATAAACAAGTCTTCCAATTTTTGTATAAGCTGCTGTATTATTATTTGTTATTGATATACTAGCACCACTTCCATCTGTTGGAGTCCAAGTTCCTTCTTCATAGTCGTCTAAGGCGTTGGCGGCTGCGGAGTCTGTAGGGTTAGGATGAAAACCATGCTCAGTTAATCTGCAAACTACAGAACCATCTACATAGAAATTCAATCTTTTGTTTATATGGTCAGCAGTTAAAGCAACATTATATAATTCTGCAGTACTACCACTACCATCTGAAAACATTAAGCCACCACCACCATTGTAACCACTTTTAATCGTGATACCAGAGTAAGCACCACTAGGTGCTTGAACAACTAAGCCATTATATCCATGTCCACTTGAAGCATAGGCTTGGGGGTTAGTGATATTGATTCCTACTTCTCCATTGCTTGCGATACGCATACGTTCATTTAAACTTCCACCACTAGCAGTTGCAAAAGTTAAAGTGGCAGCATTTGTGCCTTCTCCACCATTATCAATAGAAAGTCCAAATGAAGCACCAGCTTTATTAGCTCCGTTTGTATTATGAGAGAGTTCTATTACATCATCAGAGCTAGAACTTATAGGGACGTGTACTCTTAATTTAGTATCAGTATCAGAGGATGCTGTAGTAGTTCCTATTGAGACTTGTCCAGACGAACCTATATAAAGTCTTGATGCGTTATTAACATCATCATAAATATTAAAAGCGGAATCACCAAATATTTGCCATTTTGAAACTTCATTATCTTCAAACTGAATCAAACCTCCACTATTACCATTCAATATAACTGAAGCATAAGCAGAGGTATCAGTGTTTATCTCTAAATTAGGGTTACTATATAGTAAAGTTGATTCAGCTTCTAAAGTATTAGCAGTACCAGAACCAGTAATAATTTTGTTATCTGCGTTGTTGTTTATTGTTGTACTTGTAACAGCTTCAAAGCTAGGATCTGCACCATTATTTGAACGTAAAAACTTACCATCAGTAGTCGAAGTACCATGTGAAAGTTTTGCTAAAGTTATTGATTCATCAGCTATCTTAGAATGACCAATAGTAGCAGCCGCTATTTTAGCTCCTGTTACTGCACCGTCTGCTATGTGTGCTGTATCTATACTTCCGTCAGTATAGTGCTCAGAGTTTATTGCATCATCTGCAATCTTAGCTCCTGTAACAGCATCTGCATTTATTGCAGCCGTATCAACTGCGTTGTCCGCTAACTCGCTAGACCCCACAGCATTGGCTGGAATCTTACCAGCCGTCACCGCATCGTCTTTTACGCCTGCGGTGCTTATTTGTGTTAATGCCATATATTATGAAGGTTTAGGATATTTTTTCTTGACAGGATCGACCACGTCTGTCTTCCATTTGTCAATTCCGTTGTGGTAGATATAATCGAGTTGTGAACCCATATCTGGATACTCATACTTTCTTTGTTGTTTATAAACTTCTTTATCTAACTCAACTTGTGCTGCTGCAACTAAATCTGCATCTGGTTCAAAGACTTCGCCTTTTTCATTCCAACATGTTAACTTACCGTCGTTTTCAATAATTTTTGAAACCTTCTTTGGGTAAGCTTTAACTATTGCGTTTATTTCCATTATGATGATATCTCCATTAATGTAAGTGAACTTGTACAACGAGCATCATCAAGTAATGCACCATTAGAATCAGTCATTGATCTATTAATACTAAAAGCTCTTCCATCATGTGTTTGAAAACTAATTCGATAATGACAAGTCGAAGTAGTATTAGGAGAATCTAAAAAGTGTACAGTTTCATTATTACGCCATTCACTTTGATGAACAGAAACAGTACTAGTAGTTCTGGATCTGTTACCGTTAGCATCACCTAAACATATTTCGCTATAACTTCCACTACCAATTTTTCTTTTTAATCTTGAACCACCAGTTGTACCACCTATAGATATATTAATACGGTATATGACTAATATTTTATTAGAGGATAATTCTGGAGTGATATTACAATCTAAGTTGCTTATATCCGATTCATCAGTGGACGGAGAATTACCCGGATCATGGTAAGCAGTTCCAGTCCAGTTTGTTTGTGCAATTTTTATAATGCCACCTCCATCACTAGCTTCACCATCAGCAGGAAAGACGCCATTTGTATAAATAGCCATTATGATACCTCCGTTAAATTAAATTTATACTTCTTACCAGAACGGTTATTTTTTAAGAACAAGTCTGATTCTCCTTCCTGTATTGTCCAGTTACCCCATGTACCATCGACATCGTTTGAATGTCCTTCGTTAGATAAGTGAAGGTCATTGGTGTAGACGTTTCTCCAACGATTACCTGATGTTCCTAAATCGTAAGTATTATTAGCATTAGGAAAAGCATGACCAACAACATCTAAATCTCCAGATACCTTAGCTCCACCACTTGTTGTTTCAAGCTTTTTACTGTTGTCGTAGTAGAGTTCTACGGCATTATTATTTTTAAATAAAGCAAAAGTTTCTCCAGTAGTACCAATTCTTATATTTGGTCCGTCAGTTATTATAAGATTTGTTGTTCCATCGTGATAAATTTGTAGGTCATCACCTGTTCCAAATTTAGCTTTAATGTTATCATTAAAACTTGCAAACTCACGTACATATACCTCATGTGCGTTCATTTCTGACCACGATCTATTACTTACCCCACACCTATTAGAATCATGATTTGAAGGATAGAAGTCACCAGTAATAGTATGGGCTGTGCCTGAGAGATTAATTCCAGCTGAAGTTGTCTCAAACTTTTTACTGTTGTTATGATATAATTCTACAGCTCCGTCTTGTATAAACCTAGCCATATACTCATTATCAGCAGCATTAAGAATATCAAATTGACTTGAAGTTAAAATTAATCTTCCAGTACCAGAATCTTGAATGTACGAATGTGATCCATCGTGATAAATTTGTAGGTCATTTCCAGTTCCAGATCTAATTTTTACGTTGTCATTGAAGTCAACACCTGTTGCACCACCTACTCCCGGAGCAGGAGTTTCAAAAGCTGGAGGTGATCCAGCTCCTGTAGATGTTAGTACTTGTCCGTCTGTACCCGGTCCTACTGCTGTAGGATTACCAGATGCGTCATACGTTATTATTTGACCATCGGTACCAGCTGCTAATTTAGCCGTAGTTACAGCATCATCAGCTATAGCTCCTGTTTTTAATTGGGTTATTGCCATTAGTCAGCCTCCTCTGCTGTGTTCGTTT